TCTAAACTTATCAAGCAAGCCTATGAAGTCATTGAAGAGGCAACCACAACAAGCAATCTATCTGCAAAAACGGGAGCGATTAAATTAGTTCTTGACATTGAGACTCGTAGAATAGAGATGCTTCAAAAGGCTGGACTTCTTGAAAACAAGGAATTGTCAGAACAACTACTAGAAACAGAAAGAAAGCAAGAATTAATCATGGGAATATTAAAAGATGTTGCATCTAAATATCCAAGCATTAAGAATGAAATAGTTTCTCGTCTTGCGGAGGTATCAGGACCAAATGGTCAGGCGGTAGTAATTAATGAGTCTTAATTTTGATGATTTTCTTGGAGCACTTGATGACTCTCCTTTTGAAGAAGATCCAGTAGACCTAGATACATTCCTTCATGATCCACAATATCTAGATCAGCCAGAACTTTCTCAGATTCAAAGAGATTTGGTTGAAGCAATGAGTCAAATTTATAGAGAAGAAGATCTTATTAGATTCATGGGAGAGAAAAAGGGCCATGAACATTTTAAAAAATATACTAAGGCAGAAGTTTTACTTCAATTAGGAAAGGGTTCAGGGAAAGACCACACTTCCACTATTGGCTGTGCCTATTTAGTTTATAAACTACTGTGTTTAAAAGATCCAGCGCGATACTTTGGTAAGCCTCCTGGAGACGCAATTGATATCATTAACGTTGCAATTAACGCACAGCAGGCTAGAAATGTTTTTTTTAAAGGACTTAAGGGAAAAATAAACAGGTCTCCATGGTTTGCTGGAAGGTTTGAAGCAAAGGCAGACAGCATTGAATTTGATAAGGCAGTTACTGTTTACTCAGGTCACTCAGAAAGGGAGAGTCATGAGGGACTTAACCTTATTCTAGCCATCCTTGATGAGATTTCTGGGTTTGCACAAGACTCTGCATCAGGAAACGAAAATGCCAAAACAGGTGATGCTATTTATAAGGCATTCCGTGCTTCCGTAGATTCACGATTCCCAGATTTTGGCAAGGTGGTTCTTCTTTCATTTCCTCGCTATCCAGGAGACTTTATTTCTAAGAGGTATGACGAAGTAGTTGCTGAAAAAGATGTTGAGTTAAAGAGTTATACCTTTACGATTAACCCAGACCTACCAGAAAACGATCCAGATAATCAATTTTCAATTGAATGGGTTGAGGATCACATCTTGTCTTATAAGTATCCTGGAGTGTTTGCTATTAAAAGGCCAACTTGGGAGGCAAATCCAACAAGAAATATAACAGATTTTAAGATTGCTTTTATGACAGACTATGCAGACGCCATGCAAAGATTTGCTTGTATGCCATCATTCTCCTCCGATTCATTCTTTAAGAACAAGGAAGCGCTAGAGCGTGCAATGGTATTGCCAAACCCAATTGACTCTTTTAAGAGAATTGAGGAGAGGTGGAAACCAGAAGAGGATATTAGATATTTCTTGCACGCAGACCTCGCCCAAAAACATGACAAATGCGCTATTGCTATTGCTCATGTGGATAAATGGGTTCAGGTAAGAACCTTCAACGACTATACTCAGGTTCATCCATTTGTAATTGTCGATGCTGTTGTTTGGTGGGAACCAAGAAAAGAAGGTCCAGTAAACCTTTCAGAAGTAAAAGATTGGATTGTAAACTTTAGAAGGCAGGGATTCAGGTTAGGTCTAGTAACCTTTGACCGCTGGCAATCGTTTGATATTCAGCAAGAACTTCAAACTGTTGGAATTAAAACAGACACTCTTTCTGTAGGTAAAAAGCATTACGAAGACCTTGCAATGCTTTATTACGAGGATCGTGTCCTTATGCCACACCTAGACATCTTGTTGCAGGAAATGAGCGAGTTGCGTATTGTATCCGACAAGAAGGTAGACCACCCCCGTAAAGGCTCTAAGGACTTGTCTGACGCCGTTACAGGAGCGGTATACAACGCAATAGCACATACTCCTCGTAATGCTAATCAGGAGATTGAAATCCATGATTGGAAGTCTGCTAATAAGAAAAACCGTCAAGAAGAGGAAGACAACGTTAGGTGGGAACCAAAAGAGATGCCAGACGATGTTGCTGACTATCTTGACTCATTCGGAATGCTCTGATAGAATTCTCTCATGATTATTGGATTTCTTGTCGCAACCCTCATCATATTTACGATCAATCTCGTTGTAACACTGATTGTTGTAGGATTAAATTTTTCAGAAACAAGGAAGATTCCAGTTATTAATTTAATAAGTGTAATAATAACTTTACTTATACTTACATGGAATATCATCGCTATAGTTACGCTGTAAGTTCAAGCGGCGATAGCCTAGTCTGGTTTTGGCAGCGGTCTTATAAGCCGTCAGTCGTGGGTTCAAATCCCACTCGCCGTACCAAAATAGTTTAAGTAGTATAATTGTTTAGAAAGGAGGTGCTCTTATGCCATATGATGTAAAACGTAGAGGATCTAACTACGTTGTAGTGGATGATAGTGGAAGCGTTGTGGGAACACATGAGTCCAAGCAAGAGGCTATTAATCATCAAAGGGCTCTGTATGCTAATGTCCCTGATGCAAAAAAGGCAGGAAATCCTTGTTGGCAGGGTTATGTTCAAAGAGGTACGAAACCTGGTAAAGATGGAAAACCTGTGCCCAACTGCATTCCTGTAGAAAAAGAAGAAAAGTTTTGGCAAGGCTCTTCTTTTAAACTAAGATAAGGATGTGATTAATTTGCTGTATTTAATAGCAATAATTCCGTGGGTATTGACAGTTGGCACGTTATTGTTTATAATGGTAAGAGATACAGAGGATTACGAAAATCATGATTATGAAGAAGACGGAGATTTTATACAAGATGAAATTGAATCTGGTCAAGCAAGAATAAAGGTTGCCGTATATGAAGATAAAGCATATTGGGTATATCAAAATGTGCTTTATGAATCAGAAACAACAAAAGAGCCAGCATTTGAAACAGCAAGACCAGTAGATGTTATGGCACTGCCTAAAAAAGATGTCAATAAGTTATTGGGAATTCTTGACGATTTGGAAGAAGACAACGAGAGGGATTAAAATGAACGTGGCAGTACAGGGAACCAAAGAGTTTTCTGATTACAACGTTTTTATGCGTGCAATGGGTGTAGCCCTATCAGAATGTAATGATGGAGAGTTTAATGTTTATACTGCTGGTCCAGCAACAATTAACTCTTTTACCGCAGAGTTTTGTAATCTTTCCGAACAAGGATTAAAGAGGCGCAACATTAAGGTTAAATTCTTCAAAGTTCCTCCATCATGGATTGAAGACAATTTTGAAGAAATCAACTACCTTGCTTTCCTTTCCACCCCGAATCAGCGACCGTCCAAGTTGGTAGCGTCTGCTGAATTGAATGGTGTAGAGGTTGGCATATTCCGATATTAGGATATAAGATGCTATCAAAGACAAATAGATCTTACTTAAATGTTGCAAGATACTTTGCCACTAAGTCTAGTTCCAGAAATACTCATGGTGCTGTAATTGTGAAGTCTGGAAGGGTTATGGCTACAGGATGGAATAAGGATAGAAACCATCCAACAAATGTTTCTCCCGAAAACATTAAGACGGATTGCTCTTTTCATGCAGAAGAAGTTGCAATCCGAGTTGCAGGGGAGGATAATGTAAGAGGCGCGGTCATATATGTGGCTCGCGTAAATAAGAATGGTTACGATAGAGATAGCAAGCCTTGTTCAAAGTGCGCCTCTCTTATTGAGAAGGTGGGAATTAAGCGAGTTATCTTTACCATGGAAGCAGGAGAGATAAATTATGCTAGTAACTAATCTAGATAAGATGGAACACATCGTTTCTTCACGACAGGATTTGTCGTGGGATGGATGGGATGTTGTCCGTTACAGTCAGGGACACAACGCACAGTATTCTTCATCAGGCGTTCTCCGTGACGGTAAATGGATGAAAAAGAAGATCTTTCCCCTAACAGAGCAGGGCTGGCATCTTCCTAACAATATTGGGAGCGGTCATGCACGGGTGGAGGGATAAGGCTGAATGTTTGGGAATGGATACCAATCTATTCTTTGACAAATATGAAGAAGATCAACACATCTCTAAATCTGTAGATCACATATGCCAAAGATGTCCAATCAACCAAGAGTGTTTTGCTTGGGGAGTTTCTCAAAAAGAATGGGGCGTCTGGGGCGGTGTTTACTTAAAGGATGGCAAGATTGATCGTGAGTTTAATTCTCATAAAACAAAAGACGATTGGTTTACCACTTGGGAAGCACTGACCATGGAGGTAGAATGATTTATACTCCTGAAATAAGTATGGCTATTCGCTCAGTAAAGATACCAGTAGAAATAACCGTAGACATTGTTGACTATGGCAATTACTTAGGAATCAGATTTTATGAAAGCGAGTGGTCACACATAAGTGAATCAGAAAGATTAAAGATGGCTGCGTATTTTGAGGTTATTAAAAGAATGTTAAAAAACGCTGGCATTGAGTCTACTCTAGATCCAATATATGATTCTCCTGGAACGCAACAGATATCATGAGTATATTTGTATCTATTGCCTCCTATCGTGATAGCCAACTTCCTAAGACTGTCAAGAGTTTATATGAAAATGCAGACAGTAAAGAAGAGTTGATTGTTGGAATTATTTCTCAGGATCTAAACAATAAGCATAAAAGGGTAGACTGGCTTGGAGATCAAGTTAAATTTGTAGAGATTCATGCAAAAGATGCAAAAGGTGCAGGGTATGCTCGCAAACTTGCCATGGAGTTATACGATGGAGAAGATTATTTCTTTCAGATAGACTCGCATACAAGATTTGCTAAAGGTTGGGATACAAAACTAAAGAGAATGCTTTCTGAGGCACAAAAAGATTCGAAAACAGAAAAGGTAATTCTCAGTCAGTTTCCCGCACCATACTTTGTTGGATCAGATGGTAAAGATTATTTTCCCAAAAAAGATCCACATGTTTGGGACGAACCCTCTTGGACAAAACCAATTAATACCAACAAAGGGGTTTGGGGGGGTCTAAGGCAAAAGATTGAAGACAAGACAAAGCCTCATAAGTCCCTAACAGTTCTTGCTGGATATATATTTGCTCCAGGAAGAATAGTAGAAGATATACCATATGACGAAAGAATATCGTTTATGGGGGAAGAAATATGTTTTGCCATTCGCGCTTACACAAGGGGATGGGAAATATACGCTCCAAATGAAATGCTTCTTTGGCACTTTTATACCAGATCAGAAGATCCAAAAGTATGGAATCTTAAGTCTGTAAACAAGTGGATGAATATTGAGGCAGAATCAAACAGGATACAAAAAGATGTTCTTCTTGGAAAAGAGAAGGGTATCTATGGAATATCAGACTATGACAGATACTTTGAGTATCAGGATTTAATTGGAATAGACTTCCATGAATTCTATATGTCTGGAAAGATTAATTATAAAGAAAACATGAGTGTTCTTGTGGAGGAAATAGACTTCCTTGACACACCAGTAAAAACAATGTATTGTGTTGAGGGTCTTCACAAAGAATGTGAAGAACTTTTATGTAAATGTGAATGTCACCGAAAGGATAAATAATGTCAGATGAAAATGAGAAGATCCTGCGAAACCTTGAGTCTGCTTCAACAGCAGTTCGTAGAGGAACAGGAGGCAAGGCTGGAGAGGGATCTGAAAAGGCATATGGCATTGCTTATGCCAGAGCAGTTCAGGCTGGACTGAAGCCAAGACTAAAGAGGAAGTATCGTTAATTATGGAAACCATTCCCAAGATTATTCATAGAGTTCACATGGGTCCAAAAGATCCTTTTGCCGAATATTTTTGGGAGACTTCCAAAATGCACAACATAGGCTGGGGACATATCACCCATGACGATTCAAACTTGGAGGAATATCCGTTAATCGGAAGATTCTTAAGTATGTCCCCAGCATTTGCATTTAAATCAGACCTAATGAGATTGGAAATTCTTTATCATACGGGAGGGATCTATATAGATACAGATATAGAGGTTATAAGACCTTTTGATCACTTCTTAGAATATAGATATCCATTTGCTGCATGGGAAAGCAACGACACTATTGGTTCAGCGGTAATTGGATCTCCACCTAAAAATCCACAGGTACTTGACCTAATTCTATATTGCATTGGTGCAATAGAAACTGAATCAAGTGATGGAAAAATTACTTATGGGGGTCATCTAAAAATGTTTAGCCCATCAGTAATAACTAAATTATGGAGAGGCAATCCAGAGGTAGTGCTTTTGCAGCCAGAATCGTTCTATCCATATCATTGGACGGAAAAGGATAGGGCCACGGAAGATTTTTCCGTTAATCAAAACACTTTTGCTATACATCACTGGAGTGGTTCGTGGACAGGATGAACATTACTTATGTTTACGGTTTTTAATTTGATCAAACGTAATGTCAGTTGCTTTAGTATTGCTTGATTGATAGAATATTGGATCATTCAGGGCATAGACATTATAAAATCTTTGGAACCTAGCAAAACTAACATCAACATGTACGCTATTTCTAGCAGAGTACTTTGCTGCACGAATACACATTTCTTTATATTCATCACTAACATAAAGAATTGCGTGTGTTGCAAGCATGTTGTTTATTTTGGTTAAGTGAGGGTATCCATCAACAGGGACAAAAGAATGAATCCACTGCATACCTGACTCAACATTTAGAGCCCAAGAACTTAGTCCAAGATAAAGCGCATCTGTGTTGTCAGGAATATCGATTAAATAATTTTTGTTCCTTAGTTCACAGTCGTCCTCAAGAATTGTTGTAGGTCCAGACATAGAGGAAAAAATCTGCAAGTGAGAAGAAGCGCAACCAGCCATTGAGTCATTTGGCATGTCTACCCCCTGAACTCTTTCAATATCATTAAACTTAACGGCTTCTATTAATTGGCCCATCTTTTCATTACGCTCTGGATGTCTATTTAGATTAATATACTTGGTGGGTATTTCTCTTAAATCAATGTTCATTTGCTTCCTTCAACTACATATTTATTATAAAAGTATTCCATGGCTGAGTTTCTGGGCAAAACGTTTGTGTCTATTCTTCCATTGCCAAAAACGGTAAGCATTCCATTATACAGAGAAGCGCTTTTGGTTTCTTTGTTGCTAGTTCTTTTTATGATATCGTTTCTATATCTTTCATTCCAAAACTTAGGTGCTTCTTGCATGGTTATCATGCAAAGAACCTTGGGATCTTGAGCATAACTTTCATAACCAAACTTTTGCACAACGCTAGATAACAACAGGGGTCCAACCTCAGCCCACTTAACGTTTCCTGAATTAAAGTTTTGTGACTTTTTTACAATATACTTGCTAACAAGAGAGTTGTTTGGAAGTTTCATTACCCCACCAACAAAGTAATTTTCTGGACCACCATATTCCCTTGAAAAAAGAAGGTCATCATCAAAGAAATCCCAGTCCTCTGAACAGCATAATGTATCTGCATCTACCCAAATCATATCAAAAGCATCAACCATTCTATATCTGAAAACATCTGAGAATGCTGCATAGGTATTCTTAACTAAAAATATATTTGATTCGGAAATTAGTTCTCTTGCGTCCCTTTTCTTTACTCCTCTAGGAACTTGCATGTCTAGATCATAAACCCAAAGGGTGATATCATGTCCGTAATAAACAAAAGATGCAAGACAGGTTTCCTGCAATTTCTTTAGTGGTCCACCAACCCACAGAGATCCAAAAGTCGCCATGATAGGGCAATTATATCATTGACTATTGACAACTTTCTGATATACTGTAACCATGAACGAAGAACTTGTTAATGCGCTAAAGGAGGTTCTTGCAGACTCCTACTCGCTATACTTCAAGGCAAAGGGCTATCACTGGAATGTAGAAGGAATTCATTTCGTCCAGTTCCATGATCTCTTTGGAGAAATTGCTGATGATGTATATTCTGCCACAGATCCCCTAGCAGAATACATTAGGGCACAGAAGGCATATGCTCCATTTAAGATGAGCAGATTCCTAGAAATGTCTTCCGTCAGGGAGACAGAGATCAGCACAGACTGTCACTCAATGTTGATGGACCTTCTGCTTGCTACTGACCAGATTATTGTCTGCGTTAACCGCGCATTTGCATTAGCCAACTCCGCTAATGAGCAGGGTATTGCTAATTTCTTGGCTGAGCGTGATGCTGAGCATAAGAAGTGGGCTTGGCAGTTGCGATCATCCCTTAAGGACTGATAATGTATGTTGCTAAATTTTACAGAGAGTCGCTTCTCTGGAGAGTAGTTTTATTTGAAAAAGAATGGTCTGATATTATGATGACCCACGAAGTAAAAGAAATATCAACAAAAAGGTTTGTCCTTCATGGCAGAGGCTATAGATGGATATATAAAGAAATAGGAAAAACCCTATTCACACAAAGAAAGTTGGAGGTTATCGATGGATGACATGCAAGTTATAACACAAACACTTAATGCAACAGTTCAGAGGGCATCGAAACAGGCACAGAACTATGAAATTGAGATTGTTAACCTTAGTGCTGAGATTTTTAAGTTGCAGAATGAAATTGAATCAAAGCAAACGGAAATAGATCTTTTGCGTTCTGAGTTAGAGACAATTAAATCAAAGCCAGCAAAGAAAGATCCCTCTTAATAACCCATACATGATAAAATAGTTTTATGAACAATTGCTGCGAAAACTGTGAATGTGTATGCCCAGAAGAAGATTTTGAGAATTATGTTTGCATAACGCACCAGACTCTTTGCCCTTGTAATGAGGGTGAGCAGCACTTAATTTCAAATTGGGCAGCAGACGTTAGAAAGATTTTAAAAATGATGGAGAATAAGAATGAAGATATTTAAAAATGAAAGAAGGAGACAGTCAATGAGTTGGAAGCCAGTATCAGGTCTTACAATAATGAGAGACCAAATTAATAAGCGTTGGGAAAATAGAGACAAGAGAAGCGACGGAGTTTTGGGAGATTCTGCCCATCAAGCCAGAATCAGCGATCATAATCCAGATTCTCAGGGCTATGTCCACGCGGTAGATATCGATGAGGATCTGCGAGGATCTAAGAATGACAACATTTGGTTAGCAGATCAGATCATTGCTTATGCTCGTATGAAGCGTGGAGGATCAGGAAGACTCAAGTATGTAGTTTATGAAAACCAGATTGCCTCAGGAACATATGCAAATCATTTCTGGACATGGCGAGGAGATCACTATGGTCACGAAATGCACATGCATATTAGTTTTACCACTCATGGTCAAACAGATTCCACACCCTTTGAGATACCAATCCTTACAGATGGTAAGTCAGGGGTATGGGACGGAAAGACGCCGTACTTTGACACTCTTCAGGATGCCATTAGGTCTGGAGAAGCAAATAAGGCTACATGGAGACTTGCTTGCAGGCTTAAGGAACTTGGATTTTACCAAGGCAACGTAGCACCAGAAGGACAGCAGAAGTATCCTAAGAATGGCATTCGTGCTATGCAGGACTACATGGGCTGGACACGAAGAGAATATGATGCAAAGACCCACAAGTCTATTTGGAAGAGTCTAAAGATTTCAAATCCAGAAGCATGATCTTGATCACTATCCCTCTAAGGGTGAGTTGACTCTGTGACATAATTTTGATAAAATAGAGACATAAACCCCAAAAGGAGTGATTTTCATGAAGAGACTTAAAAATGTATTTGTTACTTTTTTCACAAGCACCAAAAGTGTAGAGGAAAAAAGAAACCAAGACATCTATCGTGAGTGGACTAAGCAAAGAAGCCTAGCCGCACAATACGGTCCACACCATGTTGACGAGATTGATGCAATCTTCTCACGCGCAGGATACTAAGAGTATTGACAGAACCACCTACAGACGTTATAATTTGTAGGTGGTTCTTCATTTCTATCGATAGGATATAACATGCAAACATTTGTTCCATTTGAAGATCTTGATAAGTCTGCTGCATCGTTAGACAACAAGAGACTTAACAAGCAACTGCTAGAAGGCCGACAAATTTACGGCATTTTGTCTAGCAGCAAGCGCACAGGAGCATGGGTAAATCACCCCGCTGTTAAGATGTGGCGTAACTATGATATGGGACTCTACGCATACCTAGTTGCTATCTACGAAGAATGCATAATGAGAGACATCAAGGCAGACAAGAATTGGGACGCCATTGAGAAGATGCATGAGTCAAATTGGCATCGTGGGGACAAGACCGTAATGCCTGCATGGTGGGGCGACCATAGAGTTCATGAGTCTCATAAGTTTAATTTGTATCGTAAGGATAGTGACCATTATTATTATTTCAATGGCTCGCAGAACTTTATTTGCTGTGATCGCTGCAATTATTTCTGGCCTACGCACACGCTATTCTACAACAATAAACTAGCGTGATCGGTGGTATAATTACAATATGAATGGCTTTTGGCAAATCTTTATTTCTGATACCACGCCCACCTCTTTAGGGAATGGGGTTAGATTTCATTACAACCCTAAAACAAATAAACTTCAGTATCGTGATCCAGAAAATGGAATGTGGGAAGATTTTCCAAATATTGACCTCACCCCCTATCTAACAAAAATTGAAGCAGCCTCTACATATTTAACTCAGGGAAGTGCTGCGGCAACATATCTAACAATCACCAATGCTGGCGAGGTATACCTATCAAAAACTGAGGCATCTAGCACATACTTAACGGCATCCTCTGCTGATGAATTATTTCTTACGCAAGCAGATGCAGATAATCTATATTTAAATATTACCACTGCCGTTAACACATATGCACCAAAGATATCTCCATCATTTACAGGAACGGTATCTCTACCAAGCACAACAAGCATCGGAAACATAAGTGCTACAGAGATTTCATACTTGGATGGAGCAACAGAATCAATCCAAGATCAGTTAGATAGAAAAACACAATATGTAGTTGTAGAGACATCAGAGGACATAAATGCCCTTAAGGATTATCAGATTCTTGCAGATACTACAGCAGGATCTTTGACCGTGGGGCTTCCAGAAGAGGTTTCCGTAGGTGATATAATTTATATTGTTGATACAACAGAGATGGCCTTCAAAGAGCCAATTTTTGTAGATGGAAATGGAAAAAATATTCATGGAAAAGATGAAGTGTTTGCAATAAACGTTGCTGGAGCAACGATGGTTTTTATGTATGTCAATGATACAATGGGATGGAAGGTAGTTTAATATGACACAGTACTTATCTAATTTTAAAGAAATGATTGAGTTTGATGACAAGTTTGTCGATGCCACAGATAAGTTGCGTGTTACCACTCCGCAATCACTTATCGACACCGACTTTGAATATGGAACCCAGACGACTAAGTGGGAAAACTTAACTTTAATTAATAACAGGCCATTTGCCTACCAATCCCCTGCCCCCATTGCCAACATCTCTGAGATGTCAATGCCTCAGTTCAGCAGAACGGTAACCATCACCCTATCTTCTGGGGTAGGTCCACCCAATGGAACACCAATTACGGTACAAGATACATTCCTAAACATCGCCAATGGAAACTTCATTGTTGATTCTGGCGGAGGAACAAATAACTTTACCTATACGGGTCGTGTTCTTAACACCACATCCGTAACAAACATCTTTGATGATTACAAGACTGCCGTATATCAAGGAAATCTTTATATTAACTCATCTATTGGTGGCGCTCCTGCAATGTCCTATGATGGTGACAGAGTTACAGTAGTCACTACAGTTCCACACGGTCTTTCCATTGGTAACGAAATTGCAGTAAGCGGAGTGACAACAGATGGAACCAATGCTCCAGTCGGCGCACATATTGTTGCAACCGTACAAAACGCTACGACCTTTGACTTCTATGTACTTTCTGATCCAACAGGAACTCTTAATACCACAAACGCTCGCATATATGTGCGTCCACAGGGACAGTTCCTTCACAGACCGCTAGACGGTGGGGTAATCTTCACATCTAACGGTAACGCTAACTTTGAGACTGCCGTTCGTCAAACTCGTCGTTACTTCCGATATCAGTCAGGTAAGTCTATTCAGATGTCATCTGGATCTGTTCTTAAGCCAAACCTACAAATTGATCAGATTAGAGCAAACGGAACCACAATCACTGTTCAAACAAAAGAGCAGCACAACTTGCAACCTGGGGCTATTGTAAGGGTCTTTGGCGCAAATGAGCCACCATACAATGGTGACTTTGTTATTTCTTCTATTACTGGATACAATACTTTTGAGTATGAGACCTACCTTGAGCCAGCAAAGTCTCCAGCATCAGGAAACTATAGCATGGCTGTTTTAGAATGGTATGGTTCTGCCAACAGGCTTGGAATGTTTGATGATCAAAACGGGATGTTCTTTGAGTTTGATGGAAAGAGACTTTGGACTGTTCGTAGGTCATCTACATATCAGATTGCTGGTAAAATTTCTATAAACAAGGGATCAGAGACAGTTACTCAAACAGATCCAGCGTTTCCAACAATTTTTTCCAAGCAGTTAATTCCTGGAGATAGAATTGTAATTCGTGGTCAGTCATATCGCGTTGTATCTTTGACCAGTGACCAAAGTTTGACAATTACTCCAGCATACAGAGGGGAGAATGCTCAGTACGCGGTAATTACCAAAACTATTGATCTTAGAGTTCCTCAGGATGAGTGGAACATTGATACTATGGATGGCAATGGGCCATCAGGATATGACCTAGACCTTTCCAAAATGCAGATGTTTTACATTGACTATACTTGGTATGGTGCTGGATATATTAGATTTGGATTGCGTGGACCAGATGGTCAAGTAATGTATTGCAACAAAATTGTTAACAACAACGTTAATGACCAAGCCTATATGAGAACTGGTAACGTGCCTGCACGATATGAGTCTTCTACAGATCCAAAATATACTTTTGCTACACAAGGAATTGGAACTCTTGACGATGAGATCTATGTACAAACTACGGATGGATTTGCTGATTCTGGAACTATTCTTGTAAGAAACTCAACGACAAACGAATACATCAACTATTCAAGCAAGTCAGAAAATAGTTTTAGGGGTCTTGTCAGAGCGCAGGCAGGAAGGCGAGATGTTCAGTTAATTATTGCTGCAAATACCAATAGGGCTTATCTTGCAAGCCTTACTGGTCTTCAGGTTGGTCAAAGGGTTATTGCTGCCGCAGTTCCTGATGGAACTTTTATTTCATCAATTGTTCCAGGAAATGCAGAAGAGGGGACTGAGAATGAAATTGTACTTAGCCAAGCAGTAACTGCTGCCGACCCATTAGTCAATATTGCTCCCATGGGCTCTGTCGCAGCACAAATTTTTCAGTACTTGGAGTCAAATCCCATTACTGTGGAGAACGCTTGGCCCACCTTTGGTCCTTCCGTAAGCCATTGGGGTACTTCAGTAATCATGGATGGAAGATTCGATGATGACAAGTCCCTGATCTTCACCTATGGACAGACCAACGCCGTAACTCTTAGCGCAGGACAAACAAGAGCCCTTCTTTCCATCCGAGTGGCTCCATCTGTAGACAATAGCATTTCTGCATTCTTTGGTCAGAGAGAGTTGGTTAATAGAATGCAGTTGGTAGTTAGAGAATTGGGGCTTGTTGCCTCTAGCGCTACCGCATATATTCTTGTGCGTGCAATTCTTAATGGAGTACCAACAGTACAAAGACAATGGACGGATGCCGTAGGAAATGTCGTGGGTGTTGCAAACTCTAGCCTTTCTCAGGTCTGTGACCTTTCTCCAGTCAACGCTAACATTAATGGTGGAGAGACCGTTGGAGGCTTCTTTGTTCAAGGAAGAGCAGCAGCACTTGACTTATCACAGTTGAGAGACTTGGGTAATTCTATATTGGGTGGCGGAGGATTATATTCAAATGAAGAGATCTATCCTGATGGTCCAGATACGCTAACCATCATTGCCACAAATATCTCCTCCACCGCCACCAGCGTATTCACCAGACTTTCTTGGACTGAAGCACAGGCTTAGTGTTGACATTAGGACAAGTGTTCTGTATACTTGTACTTGTTCGCGGCTGTAGTGTAGAGGTAACACGAAATCCTTCCAAGTTTTAATCGCCAGTTCGATTCTGGTCAGCCGCTCGCTTAACAAATAAATAAAGCATAAACATCTACTGCGTGTGGCGCAATGGATAGCGCAACAGGTTTCTACCCTGTGGGTTGGGGGTTCGAATCCCTCCACGCAGACCAAGGGTAACATAAACGAAAGGTAAAAAAATGAAGAAGTCTATACTAACAATTATTGTTGCAGCAGGGCTAATAATTCCTGCTCAGTCTGCTTACGCAGTTGATAACGAAACAGAAGAAGTAGTTGAGGAGGTTGTAGAGCCAACACCAGAGCCAACACCAGAGCCAACGGTAGAGCCAACACCGTCTCCTAGCCCAACACCAACTGAAAGTCCTAGGCCAATATACACCCCTCCACAAGAACCAAAGTATGTTTATCTATGGAATCAGTATCCATATTACGTTCCTCCAGCATACAATACATACATAAACATTCCTACTGGACCAAATATTACCAATATAAACAACAATAACAATAATCTAAATACTATTTCCTCATCTGAAACAGGAAATCAGTTAGATAAGGAGATAATCAAACTTCTTCTTCAGATAATCATGAAGGACTACGGTTTGACTATGGAGCAGGCACAAGGTTTTTTGCTCAATAGATCTGCAAATTTAAAGGAAGTGAGTTCTTACGGATCTCAACAGCCAACAAAGAAAAAGAAGAAGAAGAAGAAGGATCGTGGAAAGAACGGCGCTTGGTAGTAAATGTAATCAGACTATAAAAATAGTTTGATACAAGCCTGATATGTTCCAAGGTGGGACAGCAGACTGTAAATCTGTCGCGGTAACGCATGGCTGGTTCGATTCCAGCATCAGGCACTTGACAGAAAAGGAGTACAGATGTCATCAATTGATTTAAAAAACAAGTTCTTCTCTAATTTTGGACTATCGACACTAGGTAGCGGTCCTACATACAATAGGCCAAACGTTGTAAAACGTGAGTTTGATTTATTTTATTCTCTATCAGAGTTAATTGAGCCAAAAATAATTCTTGAAATTGGAAGTTGGGAGGGAAGGTCTGCCCTTTCTTGGGGGGAAGTGGCAAAGCAGCACGATGGAATGCTTATATGCGTAGACACTTGGCTTGGAAGTACAGAGCATTATGAGAACGCACTTCCAAGTGGTGAGTGGCAGAGAGAAAGAATTTTTCTAGAAGACGGATATCCATCCATCTATAAGACATTTGTTACTACAATAAGAAACAATGGTTTGGAAGAGCATGTTATTGCTATCCCAATTGATTCTAATCAGGCTTTCATTCTTTTAAATAAGTCAGACATTTCACCAGACATTACCTATATAGATGCCTCGCATGATTACAACTCTGTTCTTAATGATTTGAACGGGGCAAGAAAAATAGGATCAAAGATTATTTGTGGGGATGATTACTATTACTTTGAGCACGGTGAGATAAAAGATGCGGTAAACTTCTTTGCCCATCAACATGGCATGAAGATTCAAGAAATGCAATCTCAGTTTGTCCTTACAGATAAATCTACTCAGAACGTATATGATTTTTTAAGGGGTAGGGGATGGAAGGAGTAGCAATAGATTTGACAAAATAGCACAAGGCAGAGTATAATATACACATAATGCAAGATCCTACAACGGAAGGCAAAAATATGGAAACAGCAATTGTTGAAGAAGTATCAGAGACAACTGAAACCGATACTCTTAATGCCACCGATAGGTGTGATTCTTGCAATGCCCAAGCCTATGTTTGGGTAAATGGTATCTCTGGCGACTTGCTTTTTTGCGGTCATCATTTCAGTAAGTCTGAAGAAAAAATCCGTGCCTATGCATTTGAAATTATTGATGAACGACATAAACTAGAAGTAAAGCGTGAATCTAGCGCAGCAAACGCAGACTAACCTCTGCACACGCCCGATTAACTCAGTGGTAGAGTGCTTCACTTGTAATGAAGATGTCATCCGTTCAAATCGGATATTGGGCTCGAAAATCAATCCCCATTCGTCTAATTGGCAGGACATGTGGTTCTGGTCCACAGAGTTGAGGTTCGAATCCTTGGTGGGGAGCATTGCCCGAGTGGTGGAATGGCAGACACGTTCGACTCAAAATCGAATGCCGCAAGGCGTGAGGGTTCGAATCCCTTCTTGGGTACATAGTAGATAGGAAAAGTTATGAAGGTTTTAGTAGTAGGCGGCGGAACGGCTGGATTAGTAACAGCATTGATTCTAAAACGCAAACTAGATGTTGAAGTGGATGTTGTTAGATCAAAGGATATTGGAATTGTTGGTGTGGGTGAGGGCTCTACAGAGCATTTTGCTACATTCCTAAAAACTATTGGTCTAGATCAGTATCACTTTATTCGTAATACCAATGCCACTCTTAAAATTGGCATCAAGTTTGAGAACTGGAACCCAGAAAGATCCTACATTCATAGCGTTGGCAAGGAATATGATGAACTTGCTGGTCAATATCCATACCTTTATGGGAAAGAGATTTCTTCAAACAACCACAGAAAACTTTGTGCTGAATTAAACTGGGAAAACAGGGTAAATAGATGGTTTGTAAATCAAAGGGAGGAATGGAATACAAATCAGTTCCACTTTAACACACACATGATGAACGATTATCTTTCTGTTGTGGCAGAACAGATGGGTATTAATATTTATGATGATGAGATCACTGATGTTATATTAAAAGAAGGTGGTCAGATAGGTCGTGTAAAGGGTAAGCAAAAAGATTACAGGTATGATTTTTATGTAGATGCCACAGGATTCAAAAGGATGTTGATTGGTAGGGTTGGTGCTAAGTGGAAGTCTTTTGGAGAATACATGAAGATGAATTCTGCCATAACCTTTCAAACAGAGCATGAGGATGAAGAAAACTTTTCAATAACAACTTTAGCAAGAGGCATGGACTATGGATGGATGTTTAGACTTCCAACTTGGGATCATGTAGGAAATGGATATATCTACGACAAAAACTATATTGGAGAAGATGAGGCAAAGAAGGAAGTAGAAGACTATCTTGGAAGAGAAATTACAATAGGAAAAACTTTTTCCTTTGATCCTGGATATCTTGAGAATAGTTGGATAAAGAATTGCTTTGCCGTTGGATTATCGGCTGCTTTTGTAGAGCCACTTGAAGCAACATCTATTGGAACTACAATTCAGCAAGCATTTTTGCTTTCGCATAGACTTTCTAACTATGATGAAACATCTATTGAGTCATATAACCAAAGTTTTGCTAACATAATGGAAAACATTCGTGACTTTATTTGTTTACACTATGTAACTCCAAGAAGAGATACACAGTTTTGGAGAGATGTTGCAGAAATGCCTTTGCCAGATTCTCTTTCAAAAAGATTAAAGCGTTGGAAGCACCATTTGCCAATCAGCGAGGACTTCTTTGGGGAATCTGACTATGTTTTGTTTAGTGCAAGCAATTATACGCTAGTCTTAGAGGGATTAGATTTATTTGATAGATCATCAATTAGAAAGGAATTCATGATGCAGTCTGCAATAGTTAAGTCTGCCGCAGATGAACTATCGTTAAATCAAAAAAGATTTGAAGAAAGTATTGCAACAATTACTCATAAGTCACACATAAAAATGATTAGAGAAATTTTTGTATAGGGTATAATTTTTACTCAGTGGTCTGTGGCGCAACGGCAGCGCAATCGGCTGTTAACCGATGGGTTGTAGGTTCGAATCCTACCAGACCAGCCATTGACAACAATAGCATTATTCCGATATAATGTTCATACGGAAACTGGCGCACTGAGATACGGGAGTAAAGATGGCAAGAAGAAATAGTCGTAAAGAATCAGACTACCTTGCTTACCCACATACACCTGAAAGGCAACTAGAGCACCCATCTGGATGGTGTATGACAGAAGATCATGAAGGATGCAAGTATCAATTTAATCATGGAAAATGTGGATGCACATGTCACACACTTTCTAAATTACAAAAAACACAAATAACAAAAGAAGAAAACAGTTCCGCTGCAAATAGCGACGATCCAAGACCATGGAGGAAACAATGAGTAATCTTTATATGACAACAGAAGAGTTTGCTGCAATGATTGTGGATGCTCTTGATGATCAGAATTATTTTAAAAAGGGTATGAAGAGTCACCCAGCAGATATTGTTGCTGCCTTTACTTCTACCGCTGAAACAATTGGCGCTGCTATGGAGTGGGCTATCAATAAGGAGTATGGGGTCAAGAAGGAACTAAAGAATGCAATGATGCAAAGCACCAACCTATCTAAGAACGTTTCTTACTCTTGGGCAAGCGCATCTACCTCTTCAGAGCACGCCCATGTGTTGCCAATAGATGAAGAGATTAGTCCTAATATTGAGAAGGAAGACCCTCTTTACCCTAAGGATGCTCTGGAGTATTCAGAGTGGAAGCGCGGGGGGTATCTGTAATGGGAAAGATTAAAGACTTGTACCTCATGCATGGCATTGAAAATATTGATGAGGACGATGACTGATGGAAGATTTAGGCATGGACTTTGTTGATTGGCTAAACTATGGAATCGATATGGGATGGTGTAGCGGTATTGTTTGCGAGACACACGATATAACCCCAATAACCGCAGAAGAAGATGCCATGTGGGATGCTGGAGAAGATCCATGTTGTACCATTGTTAGGATATGGTAATGCCTACATACTCCTATAAATGTATTAAGTGTTCTAAGACAGAAGATGTAGTTCACGGATTCAATGATAAGTACTCTGATAGTTGTGAGTGCGGGGGAGATATGCAAAAAGTATTTTATCCAACTGGAATTACTTTCAAGGGTTCTGGATTTTATTCTAATGACTCAAAGGGTAAGTAATGCTATCGGCTCTTGACAAGGACAGCAATAAGTAGTATGATTGCGAGGTAGGTAAAAGTCCTGCCCCCGCAGTCTATTAAGGAGAACTTGTGTCACAGTGGAATACGCTTAAGCGCAAAGATATCCCAAAGGTAAGTCAGGTTGAGATGGACAGCATCACTGCTACTCTGATTAACCCTTTTGATTATGAATCTGATGGAACAGAAAAGTTTTACCCATATGAAATTCCAGCAGACCTACCTTTGCAATGGGGCATTGGGGTTATCGTTGGTGCAAGTGGCACTGGAAAGTCTACTCTATTGAAGGAGTTTGGCTCTCCAGAGAAGCATGTGTGGAAAGAGTTTTCATCTATTGCCTCGCACTTTGACACCGCAGAGGAAGCAAGCGAGCGTCTTGCAGCAGCAGGACTGATGAGTGTTCCTGAGTGGGTAAAGCCATATCAGGTTCTTAGCAATGGTCAGCAGTTTAGGGCTGATTTAGCAAGGAGCATAAAAGATAATGCCGTTATCGATGAATTTACTAGTGTTGTGGATAGGAATGTGGCCTGTGCTGCTTCTACGGCGATGGCCCGTTATGTACGCAAGAACAATATACATAATGTTGTGGTGGCTACTGTTCATCGTGACATTCTTCCGTTTCTAGAACCTGATTGGGTAATAGATACTGATAAGGGAACATGGACTAACGGGAGGTGGCTTCACCGACCTAAACTGGATCTCACAATTCATTCGTGCGACTACTCCCTTTGGGACTACTTTGCTCCATACCACTACCTCACAGGAAAGATCAACAGATCAGCACATTGTTATGTTGGGATCTGGGAAGGACAGTTAGTTGCGTTTAATTCTGCAATTACCGCCCCGAACGGTAATTATAAAAATGCTTATAGGGGTCATCGTCTTGTCGTACATCCTGACTATCAGGGATTCGGCTTCGGTCCAAAAATCAGTGAGGCGGTAGCACAGCACTATGTTGATAATGGAAAGCGTTATTTTGCCAAGACTGCTCATCCTAGGCTCGGGGGGTACAGGGATAGCAGCCCTCTTTGGAAGCCTACTAGCAAGAATCATATGAAGCGTAAAGATGGAGCAGGCAATACAAGGTGGGAAATTAATCCAGATAGATGGACTTTCTCGCATGAATATATCGGTAAATGATAGAATGTAAGTAGCAATTTAAATATGGAGGTACTAATGAGTAATATGGAAACATCAGTAGAAGATTTTGAGTTTAACTCAGAAGAAAGTTATTTTACCCACATCCCTAGCGAATTTCGCCTAGACTGTGACTTTGTACTATTGTTTAATTATGATGACATTACCAGACTGTTTGCCGTAAGCAGTGGGAATTACATCCTTTCTAATGAAACAATTGATCAACTGAGGACTATCGTTTCAAATTTTAGAGAGTCTAAGATAGTTGATCAGATCGCCGCCAGCAACATTGGCTTTGTCGTGGAAAATTAAACTAAAATGGAAGAAAAGTATTGGAAAATTCTTTGGGCAAATGTTAAACTCTCTGCACGATATGGTGCAGGGGGAGGCAGAGTACACAAAGGAAGTAGCGAAAGTAAGCGCGAACTCACCATAACTCTAGAAGAAATAAAAGACATCTATGCACAACAGCAAGGACGTTGCTATTGGCTTGGAATTAAAATGAACCTTGAAGATTTAGAAATTAAGGATTCTCCATTTGCTCCAAGCGTAGAAAGGCTTGACAATGCTCTAGGATATGTCCAAAACAACGTTGTGATAGCCTCTCGCTTTGCTAATAGAGGTAGGGGAGCGTATGGTGAGGAGGATTTTAGAGAACGCTTAGAGGGTCTCCTAGATGAAGCGAGGAACAGCAGTTGGAAGAACGAGGAAACGAATACACCCCCATTGCTATCACGTTTGACGAACTACTTGGGCTTTGGTCGTATGAGGTTGGCGAATACATAGGTGTTGCCGACAGCAAAGAAGAACTTGTCCATAAAATATGGACTTTAGTGAATGATTGGAATGAAAATGATGCATGATGAATTTTGCCCTAATCCAGATCCAGAATTAAAGGATTGCTCAATCTGTATTCTTTTAAAGATGGCTCGCAGAGACGAACAAGACAAGTTCAGCGGTGATGAAGAGATGGATCGTGAGTCCATCACAGAAGAAGCCTATGCTCGTGGATTCGATGCAGGGAAAAAGGAAAAACCATCCAAAGTTGATACTCCTAAAACCCAAATGTCACCCGATATTGTAGGTAATTACATTAAAGACAAGATGGCTACTCTTAATATGCAGGAAGTAAATGCTCTTTATGATTTGTATAGGTTTTTGGGAGGAAAGTAGTGACTTGTAATTATAGGGCTATGCTAGTATACTGATCTTATGAACTTCCATTGCTATTGTGGCAGGGTAGCCACATGGATATGGATAGATCTTGACTATAAAGAATATACCTGTAAAGAACATAAACTGCCATTATCAGTAAGGATGACAAAGTGACTTGGAATTATAGAGTAGTACGACTAGACTACGAGGATGAGTCTGAATATGGAGTCTATGAAGTCTATTATGACAATGATGGAAAGCCTGTTAGTCGTACAAAGAATCCTGTAGGATGTGTGGGGGTAGACATAAGAGAACTACATGAATCATTCCAGTATATGTCTATTGCTTTTAGCAAACCCACACTAACAGAAAAGGACTTTATCGGTGAGATTTAATATCTTTCGTAATCCCTATGTAGACGTACAGGCACGAATGCTTGTGGATAACTTTGAGCAAGCAGTTCGAAATCAGTCTGAGGGGTATTGGCGAGATGAGATTGCTAAGGAAATATATAGTTATTGCCAATGCAATCATTGCCACGAATTAACTCTTTTAGTTCGGCGCGAAAATAGAGGAACAATTAATGTTTAGATGTTGGTCCTGCGGCACAGAACACGAATATCCTGCAACTAGCGTTGCCCCTAATCGTGAAATAGAGGCCGCATATGCACAAGGGTATTTGGCAGGGTATTCAGATGCAGAAAAGCACTATACAAATAAATGCACTCTTTGTGGTGTAGGAGGAACAACTGCTTCACTATGTGTTGAATGTAAGAAAGATCATCCTTATTGGAAGGGAGAGTAATGAAGCACGACAAGTATTGTATGAACAAAGCAGATCCTACTATGACTAACTGCTCTCTATGCGGTTTAATCCGCAGGGTACGAGCAGATGAGTATGAAATTGGATTCAGAGAAGGATATAACAAGGGAGTAGAAGAAGAACTTATTAGAATTAGGATGAGCAAATGAATAGAAAAGACTTCTATATAGGTTCACTACATACTTTTGATATATG